CTCTTCAAAACCCGGAAACGGACTCTCCGACGGGGGAGGGGTAAACAGAATAACAAGAGGTGACTCAGTATGAAGAAAAAACAGATTACTTCAACGGACTTCTCGGAGATATTGGAGAAGATACCGTCTGACAAGAAGAAGATCGGTGAGAATTTGATCGAAGAGCTGATCTTTATGAGAGAGACGCTCGCTGATCTCAAGAAGCAAGTCAGGGAGACCGGGACGATCGAACAGTTCGAGCAAGGGAGACAGAGCTTTCTCAGAGAATCTCCGGCTCTCAAGTCGTACAACACGACCGTTCAGCGATATTCGATGCTATATCGTCAGCTTTGCGATCTCGCCGGAAAGACTCAGGAAGCGGAGAAGTCGAATCCCGTCTATGACTTCATCAAAGAAGGATTATGAGCAACTACATCGACGAATATCTCGAGAATATGAGATCGGGGAAGTGTATCGTCTCAAAGCGAATCCGGCGAGTATATGAGAAGCTCTCCGATGACATTCACAACCCGAAGAACGGCTTCATCTTCGACGAGAAGAAAGCTCAGCGTCCGATCGACTTCATTGAACGCTTCTGTCGTCATTCTAAGGGCGAATGGGCGAGTCAACCGCTCAAGCTCGAACTCTTTCAGAAAGCTTTCATCTCAGCTCTCTTCGGCTTCATCGATGAGAAGTCCGGCTTTCGGAAGTATCGTGAGACGTTGTTCTATGTTGCCCGGAAGAATGGAAAATCAGTCCTTCTCAGCGGAATCGCTCTCTATTGTCTGATCGCTGACAACGAACCCGGGGCGGAAGTGTATTCAGTCGCTTCGAAGAAAGATCAAGCTCGAATCATCTTCACGGAGTCCGTCAACATGGTCAAGCAATCGCCGGAGCTGATCGGAATCACGAAGAAGCGGAAGTCTGATCTCTACTTCCCGTTGACGTTCTCGAAGATGCAACCGCTCGGAAAGAACAGCGACACGCTCGACGGTCTGAACAGCTCTCTCGTGATCGTTGACGAGCTTCATTCGATCAGAGATCGGAATCTCTATGAGGTCATGAAGCAGAGTCAGTCAGCTCGGAGACAACCGCTTTTCGTGATGATAACGACCGCCGGAACGATCAGAGAGTCGATCTTCGATGATATGTATAAATACGCTTGCGGAGTCGCTGACGGCACGATCAAAGACGATCGTTTTCTCCCGATCATGTATGAACTCGACGACAAGAAGGAAGCTTTCGACCCGTTGAAATGGGAGAAGGCGAATCCCGGACTCAACTCGATCAAGAAGCTCGACGATCTGATCAGCAAGGTCGAGAGAGCGAAGAACAGTCCGCACGATCTGACGGGCGTTCTCGTGAAGGACTTCAACGTCATTCAGAGCGTCTCGACGGCGTGGCTTCCCTTCGATGACATCAACAACGAAGAGACATTCGATCTCTCAGCGTTCCGGGGACAATATGCGATCGGCGGAGCTGATCTCTCGATCACGACCGATCTGACGTGTGCAACGCTTCTCTTCATGGACAAGAACGAGAAGAGATATGTGACTCAGATGTATTTTCTCCCGGCGGACAACTTCGAGCAACGAGTCCATGACGAGAAAATCCCTTATGACAAATGGCTCGAGTCAGGACTTCTCCGTCTCTGTCAGGGGAACACGATCAACTATCACGACGTGACAGCGTGGTTTCTTGAAATGGTCGAGAAGTATGACGTGACTCCGGCGTGGATTTACTACGATTCATATTCGGCTCGATATTGGGTCGACGAGATGCAGAATCACGGCTTCAATATGATCAGATGTATTCAGGGAGCGAAAACGCTCTCTCTCCCGATGCAGAAGCTCGGAGCTGATCTTCAAAAGAAGCTCGTGAACTACAACAACAATCCGCTTCTGAAATGGTGTATCACGAACACGGGGATTCAGACAGATCGGAACGGAAACATCGTCCCCGTGAAGGCAACTTCGGCGAAGTACAGAATCGACGGACTCGCAAGCCTTCTCGACTCTTACGTCGGACTTTGCGATCATTACAACGAGTATCTTCAAACGATATGAGGTGAACAGACATGAAAAATCAGTATTTCAAGAAGGACAAGAAAGCTTTCGTCTACACTTCCGGCGAGAGGTATCAAGACGCTTACGGAATATGGCACGACGGGAAGGCGACTTCAATCTCCGGCTCGACTCCGTTGTGGTGCTATGCGAGACAGAACTCTCAGAGTCTCGGCTTCGCTTCCGGCGTGGCTTACATCAACGAAGAGAGTCGCTTCTTCGTATTCAACAACAACCCGGAAATCAAGCAAGGACGCTTTATCAGATATAAAGATTCATGGTTTACGATTCAGAGAGTCGACACAATGGACGACTACAACGGAGATATGTTCGTCTATGCTGACGACACGCCGATCGGCGACATTCCGAAGCTCTGATCGATGAGTCCGGGAGCTTTCTTCGGAAGGCTCTCTTTTTTGTTGACTTTCATGTTTACTTAGTTTATAATTGTTCATGGGTATTCATGCCCGACTGAATAACGAAGGGAGATCAAAACCATGACAAGAGAAGAAGAACTCAGAGACATCGAAGAAACACTCAGGAAGAGACCCGACATCAAACAGCTTTTCGAAGTGATTCTTTCGTTCCCGGAAGAGAAACGACATGAAGCCGTTCAGATCGCTCTCAATTACATCGAAGGGAGAAAAACCGCATGAAAGTATTTATTCTTGACACGGAAGATCAGAGCTTCAACTTCGTTGAAACGGAAGGCGGTCTCGAAGAATGGTATCGTCTTTTACATTGTGATCTCATCGACATCACGGAGAGGAAGATCGGCGGAAAGTATTTCGACGTGATATGTGACGACGAAGGTCTCTTCAAAGAGAATCCGATCGTCTCAGCGGTGGCGAAGAGTGGAGAAGCTCGACTCGTGGGAAGTCTCGCAATTTGTAACCATGACGGAGAAGGTCACGAAAGCGGACTCACGCCGGACGACGTGAAGATCATCGCTGAGAAGCAAGCAATCGCAACACGGGCGGACGGTGAGACGTTCAGAGTGATCGTTCTCGACGAATGAGGTGATCAGAATGAAAACAATCTCTTTTGTAAATCAAAAAGGCGGAGTCGCAAAGACGACGAGTGCTGTCAGCATCGGAGCGAGTCTCGCTGATCACGGTCTGAGAGTCCTTCTGATCGATCTCGACGCTCAAGGGTCTCTCTCAATTTGCTCAGGCTATCGAGAGATCGGAGCTGACGATCTGACGACTTATGACGTTCTCAAGGGAGAGCCGATCAGCGAAGCGATCAAGCCGATCAGGGAGAATCTCGACGTTCTTCCGACGGACATCAGACTCAGCGGAGCAGAGATCGAGCTGTCAAGCGTTCCCGGTCGTGAGTTCCTTCTCCGGGAAGCTCTCGAGAGTGTCGCTGAGAAGTATGACTTCACGATCATCGACTGTCCGCCGTCGCTCGGAGTGCTCACGCTGATCGCTCTGACGGCTTCTGACGAGATCATCGTCCCGGTGAAAGCTGACTTTCTCGCCTTAAATGGTATGGCTCAGCTCATGCAGACGATCAACATCGTCAAGAAGAGAATGAATCCCGGACTCGAGATCGCCGGAGTGATCGCAACGTTCTACAACTCCCGAAGGAATCTCGATCAGCAGATCGTTGATCAGATCGAGTCAGCGTTCCCGGGGAAGCTCTTCAAGACGAAGATCAGTCAGAACACGGCTCTCGCCGAAGCTCCCGTCAATGGGACGGACATCTTCACATATAACGAGAAGAGCAACGGAGCTATTCAATACAACGAACTCACAAACGAACTCATTGAAAGAGAGGGTCTGAACAATGGCAAGTAAACCGAAATTCAATCTCGAAAACTCAGGTCTCTTCAATCAGACGGAAACGCCGGAAGAGCCGAAGAAGAAGCTCGGTCGTCCGCTCAACGAGCGAATCGTTCGAGATAATACCGTTCAAGAAGGTCTCACGGCGGACTATACGAGAGCGACGTTCATCGTCGAAGTCGAGCTTCTCGAAAAGCTCAAAGATCACGCTTACACGGAGAGACTCTCTCTGAAAGACTTGATCAACAAGATTCTCAGGGAGTATCTCGAGAAGAACGTCGACGAAAAGACGTTACTTCATCGCCCGGATAATTGGAGGTGATCGACGTGATTGAGTTTACAGATAATACTCGAGCTTTCACGGTTACTGAGACGGCTCAGCTTCTCGAGCTTGCTCCGTATACCGTCAGAAGGTATCTCAAAGAAGAGAAGATTCACGGCGAGAAGCTCAAAGGGCGAATCTATATCGACGAAGCAGAGATCGAACGATTCAAGGAAGAGAGGGAACGCCGATGATAATTCATTTCACAACCGAAGAGAGAGTCAAGCTCGACGATCTTTTTGAAAAATACGAACGACTTCTCGGAGAACAAGAAGCGAAGGTCGACCGACTGAGAGACCCGAACGACGAACCGAAAGAGCCGGAGATCGAGTCTCCGATCGCTCCGATCTATCCGAAGAAAGAGACGAAGAAAGCTCTCGCCGAATATCAGAAAGCTTTCACGGAATATCAAGCGAAGGTCAGAGAACGGAACGCCGAAGTCACACGTCTCTTCGAAGAATGGCTCGCTCAGGGGTCGGAAGAGTGGAGACAAGCTCGAGACGAGTATTTCAGACTTCAAGACGAGTTTTCACGGGAGAGACAAAAGCTTCTCTCTGAGATCGAAAGAACTCACTTCGCTCAGCTCGGCGGAGACAAGAGAAAGATCATCGCTGACGCTCGTTCTCAGGCGGACGAGCTGATCATCAATCGCTATGAGGAATATAAGAAGATCGCTCAGACCGGGAAGCACAACGGCGAAGAGCTGACAGGATTCTCAGCTCGTGATCTTCGTGTCGACGGGTCTGATCTATGGCTCGACGCTCAAGAAATCGCCGATGATATAAGACAATGTCTCCGGCTTCATTATGAAGCACTCAGGGACGACCCGGACGGAATCTCTCAGCTCGACAAGGTGATCAGGGACGTTCTCGTCAAGAATCCGCACGTCTCCGGCAACAAGGGCGAGAAGGGCGGAAAGCTGACTTTCGAGCGAATGATCTCAGTCAAGACGACGAGACCGGAAGAAATGGTCGCTGTCACGGCGAAGGTCGCTCAAGAGACTTTTCTCGGAGATCTTCTCCCGGGGACGGGGAAGAGAGTCAACGTTCAGAAGAAAGCTCAGGCGAAGAAGAATCCCGTTTACACGCTCGTCTCGATCAGTCTCGACGATCTCAAAGGTCAAGGAGTCGAGATCAAAGGACGGCGAGAGCTGACTCCGTTCGATCAGGAAATTCACGACGCTTTTGTCTCTCACGCTCTCTCCGGGAACGAATACATCACGGACTCAATGATCTTCGACACGATCTCCGGCAAAGAGGGAGCGACTCTGAACCCGAAACAACAAGAAGCGATCTCGAACTCGATCACGAAGCTCATGTATTCTCACGTCAAGATCGACGCTTCCGAAGAAGCGAAGAAATTCGGTCTCGAGAAGTTTGTGTATGACGGCTCAGTCCTTCCCGGCGAACGTCTGACAGTCTCTCTCAATGGGACGGTGACTGAGTGTGTTCACATCTTCCGCACTCCGCCGATCTATGACTATGCGAACAGACTCTCTCAGGTCGGTCGAATGGACGTGAAGCTTCTGAACAGTCCCGTCAATAAGAACGAAGAGACGATCACTCTACAAGGCTATCTTTACAGACGTATTCTTTCAATGAAGGGAAGCTCGAAGCTCTCTCCGACGATCTTATATGAGACCGTCTACAAACAGATCGATCTCTCGAACATCAAGAGCGACTCGGCTCTCCGAAACAAGAAGCAGAAGATCAGGGAGACGACGAAGAAGATTCTCGACTTTTGGAAGAAGGAAGGCTTCATCAAGGGACATTCAGAGAACGTCTCGAAGGGCGAGAAGGGTCGAATCGTCAGCGTCACGATCAGACTCTGAAATCACAAGATATTGATTGAAAAGTAGGGGTCTAAAGTGGTGACGCAAGGGGTCTAAAGCGGTGACGCTTAGGGGTCTAAACTGATGACGGTAGGGGTCTAAAGTGGTGACGCACAACGACCCGAAAAACCGTCGAAAAGTCAGTAAACACGGGGCTTCCGGCGATCGGTCAAAAACTGTATAAGCTTTATAAGCTCTATAAGCTTAATACACGCACTTCGAGCGACGTTGCTGTCGCCGTCGCTCTCGTGCTATGGTGTACAAAATATTGATTGAGAGGTGATCACATTGATCGACATCAAAGACGAACTCCGATCTCGTCTCGGAGAATATGTCTCTCAGGTGACGACTCCGTCCCGGAGAGCCGGAAGAAATATGTTTGTCTGTCCGCTTTGCGGAAGTGGCTCGAAGGGCGGTCGGGACTCTGACGGAGCTTTTCATCTCAGCGGTGATCGGTGGTATTGTCACGCTTGTCAGAAGGGCGGAGACATCTTCACGCTTTACGCTGAGATCAACAATCTCGACACGGTGAACGACTTCCCGGCGATCAACGACGGACTCGCTCAGGCTCTCGGAGT